ACCCATAACATAAATGGAACTTGAATCCTCTACAAAAACTATCAATTTAACAAACAAAAAGACTACTGGTTTGTCCAATGAGAAACTAGTTAGAAAAGCAACCAATAAATGGCGTTTTGAGAACAAAAATCTTGATTTTATGGAAAACCTCTACATTCTTCAGAAAAAAGATGAACTTAATGAAGTCCAAGAAGAAATTCGTCGGCAAATCAACTACAAAATTAACAGCTACAAAGGCCAAGACGTTAAAAAGGGGCTCTTATTGGAATCTGATTTTGTCGATTATGACTACGTTTTGAATCTCCTTATTGATAAACAATTGAAATGTTTTTATTGTCGGGATGATGTGCTGCTTTTATACAACTATGTGAGGGAAAATAAACAATGGACTCTGGAACGAATTGATAATAAAATAGGACATAATAGAGGCAACGTTGAAATTGCGTGTTTACTTTGTAATTTGCGGCGGCGAACTATGTATCACGAGCGATATGTTTTCACAAAACAATTGTGTGTGGTGAAGATGGATGAATAGCAAATATAATATAATAACAACAAAATTAGAGGCACCTCCTCTATACTTGATATAATGCAACGTGACGAAAACGCCATTGTTTTCAAACAGCTCGCTTTCTTCATATCTATTCGCAAAATTCCCAATATTATTTTCCATGGTTCATCTGGCAGCGGTAAGCGAACCATCGTTCATGACTTTATTAACAAAATTTACAATAATGACCGCGCCCGTATTAAAACCAATGTTATGTTCGTCAATTGCGCCCACGGCAAGGGCATCAAATTCATCCGCGAAGAACTGAAATACTTCGCTAAAGCAAATATCCAATGTAATGATAATAATCTGTTTAAAAGTATCGTCCTCTACAATGCTGACGATTTAACCATCGACGCGCAGTCTGCCTTGCGGCGGTGTATCGAACTTTTCAGTCATAACACTCGGTTTTTCATCGTCGTCGAAAACAAATACAAACTATTGAAACCCATTCTATCGCGTTTTTGCGAAATTTATGTTCCAGACAAAAAACTCTGCGACGACCCTACTACCATCAAATATAAGAGCCTACATACTGTAGGGCTTGAAAATACATATTCTATGGAAACGGAAAAACGCGATAAACGGATTTTAACAATTGGGTCGCAGCTCAAGTCTGTTGTAGAGGCGTTTTCAAAGGACGGGAATGCGGATGTAGACCACATTTGGTTTATGAATGTTTCGACGTCACTTTATGAAGAGGGCGTTTCCGCGATGGACATTATCAAATATTTAGACGAAGATTTGAATATTCCTGAACTGCACACGCAACTCATACGCCTGAAATTCTGCTTCAATAAGATAAAGGGCGAATTCAGGTGCGAAAAAATGCTGATGATGTATTTGTTTGATTTCCTATTCCTTCGTTCAAATCCGTCTTTGAAAAATGTGTCGTTTTTATAAGAATATGGACGATTTTGTTAGACCCAATTTGAATGAGGCGCGCAACGAGTGGTGTAGCCGTTTAGTGAGCACGTTGTGTCCTTTGGTTATGGAGGGCATCCGCTCTATTTTTGCTGAATCATGGAAAGTTAGCATTGAGAACAAAGAGGCTGAGAAATATTTGATGACGTTTCAGAATTTCTTGTGTCGTATTCCAAAATGGAATCAGACAACTATAGAGGCGGAGAGAAAACGCATTATTGAGAAATCGGGGTGTAACTATTTAGAGGATTTGATTACATGTGTTCATATTATCCAATTGAAGATTTTGACGTGTGTTCGCGTGGGACACCGCCAGAAAAAGATTGATATTTCGATTCCTAAATTGGACGATTTCGTCCACAAGGTCTACATCAATACCGCGAGCAAAGTTTATCGGAATGCCTATATTTTTGATAAATATGCGACGGCATTGCAGCAGCAGAGACACGCACGCGAATTGGAAATCATCGTTGAAGAATGTATTTTGAAAACAATTCGCGACAGTATTCCCACCGAGGCCATTGTCCGTGCATATTTGGATGAGTCAGTTGAGCACGAAGAAGAGGTGATTGTGGAAAATGCAACTGCCGCAGCAGATAATGATGTCCCCGTGGAACCAAAGAAAGAAGTTAAAGTAGAAGAAGACCCCCCTCCATCATTCGAGACAGTTCCGGCAATATCCAATGTGTCGGATAAACCGGTGACTACACGATTGACGTTCAATGATATTGATAATGCCGTTTATGAAGATGGTCGCGAAGAAAAGATAGAGGCGAGCAAAGACATTGATACCTTGGAGGAAATCGGTACCATTCGCGCTTTAGAGAGAAAAATGGCCGAAGAAGATGAGGAAGACGGAGGACGATTGAAAATTGGAGGCGATGAAGTAAGTTTGGATTTAGGCGCTATGGATTTGAATCCGTTTTCTCTAAACGGGTCAGATATTATGCTGGATGATATAGAGGAGATGTAAGCGTTCACGTAATTCGGTTAAAATACATATTTATAAAGTTTTAAAAATATATATTTAGTAAATGGAAAATCTTTTCGCAATTGTCGTTATCTCTACAGTCCTCTACATTTTATTCCGTATTATCGAGATGAAAGTTTTGAAAAAAGAAATGAAACCTGTCAAGGAACTTGTTTGTGATGCCGCGATTGTCGCCAGTTCGTCGGCGGCGGCTGTGTTTCTAACTTCATCTATGGGCAAGTCTGTTGATGGGTTTTTTAATGCTGTAACCGAGCAGCCGATGCTGCCTGCGGCAGCGCAAGTTTTCACTGACCCTCCTGGGTTTTAAACGTTTGCACTTTAAAAATGCCGAATATATCAGTTGCAAAGTGACAGCTACCTAAGCTCATTCAAAGGTGTAAATAATACCAAAATTGTTATTTGTTATTGTTTGTTATTTTGGGTGTTCAGGGTGTTTTGTAGTATACTTTTGTATTTGTTCTTCTACTTGGGATTTATTTAACAATCCACGTACTTCGATAAAATCTAGTTTTCTTATAAAATCTTGTTGTTCAAGACTATGAATATATTTAAAAATGTATTCACGGAATAAATTGTTATTTTTGAATTCATTTATATATTTTTGATATTTTTGATCTTTTTCTAATTCTTCTTTATTATTATAAGATGTTTCAAGATGTTGTAAGGTAGAAAACCAATTATTCTCGCCATCTATAGGTATAAATGGATTGACTGTTGCACTTCTTAAAAAAGCAAACATCCCCCCCCGAACAGTCTTTCGTTTCTTAGCACCTCCTTTTGGCTTGATTCTCTTTTTCCCAGTCTTTTTAAAATTCTTCCGCATAGCCATTATATATATTATTCAAATATTATTATTTACGCCTAAATAATAATACTTTCATATAAAACACACCTTTTCTCCAAGATGTTTGAAAACTACGCCATTATACGGAACGTTCTTTTCCATTGATTTCGTGATTGTTTTGTCGCTTATTTTCTCAGAACGGATACAGTCATACACACACCTATATTCTCGAATCATTTGTCCAGTCAGGTCAAACACTCCAAATCCGTTCTTGTAAAGCAGCGGTTCCTTACCATGTTTATCTATAAACTTTTCACGGGTTTCGCATTCGTCGAATAATTTATATATATGGCCTTTGGCCACGGTGCCTTTTTTTACGGGTGTATCAAGCGCCGACGATGATTCGAATCTGTTCATAATCGCTGCCGTTTTTCGGTCCAAATACACATTCAATATCTCGGTTTGGTCGGGCGTCAGTTTGGCTATGTATCCGAGGTTTTGGACGCGTGTTTGTTTTGTGGGTTGGACGTTTTCCAATTTTGACGCGTCTTGGTCTCTCTCTATAAACATCCATCGAAATCCACAATAGATTGTGTTTGCGTTTGCTGCGATAGTTAGGCTGGGGCGTTTTATGTTGTGATTCTCATTCATAAGTTGTGTTGCGGATTCGTAGACCTTCACCAATTCCATTGTTTCGGGGTTGATTTGCTGGACCCGGGGGCCCAATGTGACCAGCGGCTCTTGGAATCCCGTGACGGTTTTGGGGGCGACGCAAAGTTTGTTATGAAGTTCTGTAATTTGTTTTTCCATATTCTCCATTTTTGTATGTAATGTATTTAATTCCAGTTTCGAAAACAACATTTTGATATGTTCTTCAAAAATATTGTCTTTTTTCTGAAGCTCAAGTTTTAGTTTCTCTATTTCAAGTTCCAATTTGTATGTGCTTGATTCTTGAAAATTGTCTATCTGACTATTGATTGTGTCGAGTATCATTTGATAAGTCAATTCTTTTCCAATCAAAAATAATTCTAATTCATTTTCGTGACCTTGTAAATCACGAACGCGGTTAATTCTGATTGATTTGTGATTGTGAATATATGATTCAAAATCTTTGCTTCTATTAACCGCAAAAGCATCTAATAAAACACATTCAGAATATTTATGCTTATGTTCAGTGTATCTACCTGTTATTCCCCGACGACTTTCACCTATTTTTACAATGTATTGACCGTTTTCAAATGTTTTTACACGAATAATGTAGACAATCGGAATAGAAATTGAAAACTGATTAAGCAAAATCTTTTCCTTTTCAATTGTTCTTTGGAGTTTCAATTTCTTTTGGTGCTCAGCTTCTTTTATGGAGGCGTCATTTGCGTTTGTTATTTGAATATCATCTAATTCTTTTTTTGCTTTTTTAAGTTGGTCTGAAAGTGCTTTACACTCTTCCATAATAACTTCTTGTAATGTTTTTTCCATTTTAATATAATATTCGTGTATCTCGTCCGACTTTTTGGTTCCAGCCTTCAAACAAAATCGTTTGAAGGCATTGATAGTAAGCATTATTACTTCCTTGTTGTGTCCACCCCTTATGTCGGATTGCTTTGCAGGTTGGCAAAGCATGATTTTATAATCTGTATTTTCAATAAAGTTTTTTTCCAATACACGTTTTGCATTCATTTTTTGTCCAAATCCTACCCATTGCCATAAATTGTCCAAATCAATTACAAAATCTTGTTTATCATCATAATTCAAATAACAATAAAAACTTGAAATAAACATTTGTTGTTCATATGTTGTGAAATTTGTCCTTACTTTTCCTATCATTGCTGATTGGTAGTTTCCAGTAAGTTTTGTAAGAGGGTTTTTCTCAATCAAGTTTACAATATCTATGCTCATTATATGAATTAATACTGTTTGTTTCTTTATATTGTTTTGATCACAATTGCTTTTACTTTTCAAAACCAAAAGTATATAAATTTAAAATATTTCACTTTAGAACAAAGTAAAGCGTGCCGCTTTGAAGTATTTTACGCTACACCAATGTAGAGTAAAATATATTTTATTTTTATTCATTTAATAACAAATAATATTAATAAAATTTTAAAAAACAAAACCCTCTATATAAAATTGAAAACCCTTATAAAACCTCTATAATATATCATAATAGTATGAAATGTTTGAGCAAAGACCGAAACGGCAATAAATGCCGAAACGCACATATTTGCGAAAGTCGATTTTGTAAAAATCATCAGTATATGAACAATTATACCAATACTATGTTAGAGGCTCTACAAATATGTAAGGGTTGTAAGAAAATGTATTGGTTTGAAGGAGACATAAAAACTTGCGATAAATGCCGTGATCGAGGCAAAGAGACACGCAGCGAAGCATCAATAAATGTAATAAAATGTGGGAAAGAAGGATGTGATAATAAAAGATCTACTGAAAACGCATATTGCGGCTTACACCAAGTCTGTTTGTTTGTGGATGAAACATCAGCATTAGGCAAAAAACTATGCCGAAACTATGTGCGCGGTTGTCGGACGCAACTTGATGCGGATTATGAACGTGTCCGGTGTCCCGACTGTTTGGAAAAGGATAGGGAACATGATAAAGCAAAGCGTTCGGTTGTATCAAGTGAAATCGTTGATGGAAGAAAACAGTGTTCTGTTTGCTGTGGGTTCAAACCCGTGGAAGAATATATTGGAGCAAATAATCAAGAAACAAAAACGTGCGCCCATTGTAGAGCGGATTTCATAAAACAAAATGAAAAACGCAACAAAGAACATGTGCGCGAATTAGATAGGAAAAATTCGAAGAAACCAGAGAGGATTGCGACCAAGAATGAATGGAATAAAGCAAACCCAGAAAAAGTTGCTTTAAAAGAAGTAAATAAACG